CTAGTCCACAACCAGAACCTAGTCCACAACCAGAACCTAGTCCACAACCAGAACCTAGTCCACAACCAGAACCTAGTCCACAACCAGAACCTAGTCCACAACCAGAACCTAGTCCACAACCAGAACCAGAAGTTGAACCTGAACCAGAAGTTGAACCAGAAGTTGAACCAGAACCAGAAGTTGAACCAGAAGTTGAACCAGAACCTGAACCTAGTCCACAACCTGATGTTGAACCAGAAGTTGAACCTGAAGTTGAACCTGAAGTTGAACCTGAAGTTGAACCTGAAGTTGAACCTGAAGTTGAACCTGAAGTTGAACCTAGTCCACAACCAGAACCTGAAGTTGAACCTAGTCCACAACCAGAACCTGAAGTTGAACCTGAACCTGAACCAGAAGATAGTTCTGATGAGAAAAATGATCTAGAAGATAAAACATTATATGAAAATATTTGTCCTTGTGTTATAGTTTAGTAAAATTTATTAATATTAATAATCGAAAAATTATTATTAATTTTAATATAATGAATTTGTTAATAGTATTATTTTATAATTTTTTTGGTATAGTTAATTTAAAATCAGTTATTTTTTTTTTAATATAAGATTCAGTTGATTTAGTTTTATAAAATTTATATAATTCTTCTTTTGTAAAATCTAAATTATGTTCGTTATCTTTTATATATTTTTTCATTATATTTATTCTTTTATCTGTAGGTAAACCTGGCATATGTCTAATAAATGGTTTTTTCATATTACAACTAGTTAATATTGGCATAGATATATTTTCTAATTTTTCATTATTTTTAGTTCCATTAAACACAAAATTTTGTAGAATACCATAAGGAATAACTACTGAATTATTTCTTATTTTATGAATATCTTTTTGATAAATTAATCTTAATACTCCTTGGTCATTCCATGCTTTTTTATTAACTCTATTCTCAAATAAATATTTATCATAAGCCCATATATTTAGAATTTTTAAAGAATATGGTGTATTTTTAACAATAAAAACTCCAGTATTTATTTTATCTTTACTAATATTTAATATAGATTCTCCAACAGATCTATCTTGGTCTGCAGAAAAGATAAAATTTTTATCATTATATTTATCAATAAAACTTTTTATAGGTATTGAATCAATATAAAAATGAGCATCAGAATCAATCCAAATAACATAATCATATCTATGAAGTATTTTAATAATTAATGGAATTCTTTCGTAATGAGGTTTTTTATCTTTCAATCTAACTGTACTATCTTTTATAATATCATATCCATTTTTTTCACAATATTTTTTATTTAATTCATAACAAATGTCAGCGTAATCACTAATATTTTTATCATACCACATAACTACACATATTTTAGATTTAGGTTTTGAAATTAAATTATCAATAGTATCATTAATAAAATTAAAAAATGAATATATAAACATCATTATTAAGAATATTAACAATATAAATGTATAAATTAAATTATTATTACGGTTCATATAATTTAAATTATATTATTTATTTTTTCATTAAATTATACAACTGATCCAATTAGATGACATATATGTTTAGACAATCTTATACTACTAGCCATACCAAAATGAATACCAAATTGAGTATGTCCTAGTGTTTCACCTAACCCAATATAAGTTAATTTATTATTAATTTTTTTAGAAGCAAATTCAGAATGATCGGATAAAGTTTTAAAACTTGTAAATTTAACATATCCTATATCACTTAGTTTTATCAGTCCATCTCTAGTGTATTTTACATTTGTAATACCAGATAAAAGGTATCTAATAGATTCAGAATGAAATGATTTAGATAGTCTTATATAATCATTAATTTGTAAACACTTTCCGTTAAATTTATCAACAAGTTGAATATCTCTTTTATCTTCTAGAAATCCAAAAAAGTTACCTACTCTAAATGGATTCATTTTTTTGTCAAATAAATAGATAGATATAATTCTATCATAAATTTCTTTGTTATTATTATACAATTTGTATTTATTATTATCCAATTTAACTTCATAATTCTTTTTTTTGAAACTAAATTCATTCCAATTTAATTTTAAATTAATATTTTTCCTAAGTCTTCCTCCGGTACAATCAATAATATAATCAAACTTGTTCCTTAATGCGAATTTTTCAACTTCTTCATATGTAGATAATGTTTTTGTAAAATACATATTTACTGATTGATTATATGCTTCAATATATAATAGATTTTCAAGAGTATTTATATAATTGAAAGCTCTATTATCTTCTTGTATATAAAAATTATCCCAACAAAATATATTTTTTATAAAGATTTGAAATTCATTAATATCAAAATTAAATTCAGTCGTTCTTGTATATGGTAATCTTATTCCTTCTTTGTAAGTACGATTATCAATTAATACAATATTAATTTTTTTGTCCAAGAATTTTTCTCTATAGTAAAAATTATAATAGAGCGCTGTAAATAAGCCTACAGGTCCTGCGCCTATAATAATAATATTTATAGAATCTTTTTTGTATATATTATCTATATTTTTAATTGTTGAAGGTAAATTATATTTATATAATATCTTTAATTCATCATCTATCATATTAAAATTGTGTATTTTTTTGTTATGAATTTTTTTATATAATTTTACAAGTTTATCGTGTGATATAATTTTGTTTGTTTTGTATACGCAATTTTTCATAGGTTTTATTTCTAAATTTAATTTTTCATAATTAAACATATTTTTTATATCTTTTTTTTTCCAATTCTTTCCATCTTTCACCCATTTTTTAAATACTTTATTCCACCATTCTAAAGATTCGAAAAATAAATGATAATCAGGGTATTTTTTTCCTCTTAATAACATTTGAAAATCATGATTAATAGTATCTACTAAGTTTGTTTTATTCATTATATTTTGTTAGAAAATAATTTAAACATAAAAAATAATTTAAACATAAAAAATAATTTAAACATAAAAAATAATTTAAACATAAAAAATTGAAAAAAAAAATTTAGTTATGAACACTTTAGAATTAGTAATTTTAGGAAATGGAAATATTTATCATAATCATAATAATATTATTATTTACAACAATAATATATAATCTCAATATTGAGTGGCATAAAGTAAGCACTATAGAGAAAAATAATAAAAACGAAAGAGAAATAAATATAATTGAAGCAACAAGTAGATCAAAGATTAAAGAGGATGAAAGTACATCTCAAAATAAAAGAGCAGATAGTGAACAACAGTTTTATCAGAATAAACTTGATGAAAATACTGAATCAATAAATAAGCTTGTTGATATTATTGTTAAACAATATGAAATTTCAAATGAACTTCAAATTCATGCAACTAATACTGTTATTCAACCAAGTTTATCTAAAGAAGTTTACACACGAATGGAAGTAATGAGATTTTGTAAAAATGATATGGATGTTAAGACTGATAAGGAACTTTATAAATGTATTAGACAAACAGTTAGTGGAGAGTTCTTTGATGAAGATGGTATAAAACAATACGAAGATATCAATGTAGTTATTATTAATAATGAAGGAAATGAAATTGTTAAATATGAAAAATAATAGTTGATATGGAATTTGATGAGCGAAACCATATATTGAATATTAGTATTAGCATTTTATTTTATATATTACGAGTCACTTTTTTTATTGAAAATAAATTTTTATAGATTACAAATTCGTATATAAAAATATATTATTTTATTATTTAATGAATTGTATTTCTTGTTATAAGAAGAAATCAACATTAATTTTTTACCCTATGTATGGGTTTTTATGTTCAGAATGCTACCAAATTATATTACACTCTTGAAGATTTAAAACGCCGTTTTCACCGCAAAAAAATAAATCAACAAGTTTGTAATGGTGAATCACACGTCTTTGGACTCTTATCACTCTTACGATGTATAACGCCAATTTTTCTGGTCCTTCTTCTCCTCTATACTGATTGAGAAGCACTCTTTCTAAAAATTATTGTTCTTTCTCTTCTTGATTATTTTCATATGTTGTATTAGATTGGGTTGTTACAACATATTTTTCAATATCATCTGAACGTAATACAAATTTTATATTTTGAATACGTTTTAATTCATTGTTACGTAATTGTTCATCTTCTGGATATATATTCTTTAAAAGTTCTTGTTGAATATCTTTAACATTTTGATTATTGATAATTGTACATTTATCAAAACGAATAAGTAATTCCATATCTTCAACCTTTTTTAATGATAATTTACGATTATCATAATTATTATATAATTCATCGTTAATGTTAGATGTATTATGTGAATATAATAGTTTATCACAACATACTTTATTATTTTTCCATATATGTTTGGTTAGTACAATTAGACGTTTATTCATATTCAATCCTGTTCGATAACTGAATAACTCACCACCTAGATAATAATTACAACTCCAATTTCCAGTAATGCATAAAGCAGTACAACCAAACAGGCCAAATACTGTTCCTAATACATAACTAATAGGCAATTCAATAAAAGTCTTACATATCCTTTGTGCCTTTTGTGTATGGGTTAATTCAGTCATATCAATATCATTAGTTATTTTTGCCAATAGTTCTTCAACTTGATTTTCATCACAAAATAAATGTATCTTGCAAATGCTATTTTGCACTTTTCCAACAATCTTTACAATTTCATATTCTTTTTCAAATAACTCGTCTATATTATTAATATTTGACATTGTATAACAAATAACAGGTTCTTCATAGACTGCATTATTTAGTTCATCAACTTCATAATACTTTGTTGGCGCATGGCTTCCAGGACCACCACCTCCTGTTTTAAATGTATAAGCACTATGTGACATATACCATTGTGTATATATTTTAGTATATCCATCACATTGTAGAAAAGCACTTTTTGTATTAACACTAAAATCACTTGCTCTTATTTTAATACTTATCTCTGGAGATACATTTCCACATATATATCTAAGTTGTTCAATATTAGAAAGTCGTGTAATTGACATTATATATAAATAAAAAAATATATCTTTATATTTGTTTTATATTTGTTTTGTATTTGTTTTGTATTTGTTTTGTATTTGTTTTGTATTTGTTTTGTATTTGTTTTGTATTTGTTTTGTATGTGTATTGTATGTGTATTGTATGTGTATTGTATGTGTATTGTATGT